CTACGCCAAAGTTTGTAAAGAACCGCCCGTACGTACTAGACAAGGCGATGCAGCTAGCAGCAAACAGAGCACAGGTTCAACCATCAATGTGCGGTATACCACACACAAGGAGTAAAGAATGACGCCTGAAGCCAAAGTAAAAGACAAGGTTAAAAAGATTCTTAAATCACTCGGCGCGTACTACACGATGCCGATTGGTACAGGGTATGGCAACGCAGGTGTACCAGATTTTGTTGTGTGCCATAAGGGTAAGTTTGTTGGCATTGAGTGCAAGGCAGGTAACGGCAAGACGACAGCGTTACAAGATAAGAATCTCCGTGATATAGAGATGGCAGGTGGTGTAGCAATGGTAGTGAATGAGAGCAATGTAATTACTTTACAAAGCGTTATAGAAAATTTATGTAGTACTAACAAGGAGTAATCATGAGTGAGAAACCAAAACTAGCAGATAAAAACAGTACGTTTAAATTTACCGCAGGCAGTAACGTACAGGCAGTATGGCGTAAGCACGGATGGGTTCCCCCGTCTGAGTACCGTGATGACTATCTCTTTAAACACAACCGCGAGGTGCAGAAAAAATGAATGACGAGGACTTACGGGATTTGTTTGCGGGACTGGCGCTAGTGGGGTTAAACCTGAATGTTAGAGACCCACAGCATACAGCGAGATGGTGTTATGAAATGGCGGACGCGATGATCGAAGCCAAGTATCAAAAAGAACCTGAAGAAGGTATTACCGCAATTAAACCTAAGAGGAAACTTAAATGAAAGTCACTACTAAAAATAAAATTATTACTATGCTTAATAAAGGTATGAGCCCTAAACAAATCTCTGAGAAACTTGGGTGTACTGTTAGCTACGTATATTCTATTCGTTGGGATTCAAAAACCGCAAACAAAAAACTTTTTGATGAGGCATTAAAAGCTGGAGCTAAATCTGCACCTGACATGGTTAACCACCCACCGCACTACACAGCGGGAGGGATTGAGACTATCGACTTTATCGAAGCAAAGAAGTTAGGGTACAACTTAGGTAATGTAATTAAATACATTACACGAAGTGATCTTAAAGGCAGCCAACTTGAGGATCTTGAGAAGGCGTTGTGGTATTTAAACCGTGAAATTAAAAATCAAAAAGGAATTTAAAATGAAAAAGCTAATCGCCGCATTACTATTGTCCACGTTCGCTATCGCAACCCATGCCGCAACTAAGTGTGAGCGTATGCCTAGCGGCAGTTTGTGTTGTTGGGATACAGTTGCTGAAGGGCCTTTCCGTCCTCTGTCTTGCTGGTAGTAAATAGGGGGGCATTCCGCCCCCCACCTAAAGAGAATGAAGATGGATCTTATTACGTTGGATTATGAAACTTTTTATTCGAGTGATGTTGGATTTAAAAAGCTCACAACAGAAGAATACGTGCGCCACCCTGAGTTTCATGTAATCGGTGTAGGTGTAAAAGTTAACGATGGCGAGACAACGTGGATATCAGCGGATCACCCTACCCTGAAACAGTATTTGCTCGGCGTGACTGATTGGTCTAACGCAGCTTTGCTCTGTCATAACGCTTTGTTTGACGGATCAGTACTCGCGTGGCATTTCGGTATTGTGCCTAAACTCTATCTTGATACATTGTGCATGGCACGGGCGATTCACGGCGTAGATGCAGGAGGTTCTCTAGCTAAGTTAGCTGAGAAATATCAGCTTGGCGTTAAGGGTGATGAAGTAATTAACGCTCTTGGTAAGAAGCGAATTGACTTTGCACCAGAGGACTTGGCTAGGTATGGAGAGTATTGCAAGAACGACGTAGACCTCACATTTAATTTGTTTCAAGAACTGGCATCAAGCTTCCCTGAGAATGAGCTAAAACTAATTGACATGACGCTACGTATGTTTATTGAGCCGGTGTTTTACGTAGACGATGCGTTGTTAGCCGCTAGACTCACAGAGGTTCAAGAAGATAAAGCAGCGTTGTTGCGTGGGTTGATGCAACGTATGGAGTGCGATACAGAAGAAGCTGTACGTAAGAAGTTAGCAAGTAATAAACAGTTTGGTGCGCTATTAAAAGAACTTGGCATGAAGCTACCTATGAAGGTAAGCCCTACGACAGGCAAAGACACGCTTGCGCTAGCGAAGAACGATGAGGGGTTTATTGCCCTGACAGAACATGAAGACCCATACATACAACAACTATGCGCGGTGCGACTGGGTACTAAGTCAACGATAGAAGAATCACGTATAGAAAGATTTATAGACATCGGGGCTAGGAACAAAGGACTACTGCCTATCCCGCTAAAGTATTACGGCGCTCACACAGGTCGTTGGGCGGGATCGGACAAGGTAAACTTTCAAAACTTACCGAGCCGTGACAAGAAGAAGAAAGCATTGAAGAATGCTGTAATGGCACCTGAAGGATATGTGGTCATTAACTGTGACTCATCTCAGATTGAGGCTAGGGTTCTCGCGTGGCTTGCAGGACAAGATGATTTAGTCGAAGCCTTTGCACAAGGCAAGGACGTGTACTCAGTTTTTGCGTCAAAGATTTATGAGCGAGAGATTTCTAAAGCTAACCCCGTAGAACGTTTTGTGGGTAAGACATGCATTCTAGGATTGGGTTACGGCACAGGCGCGTTAAAACTTCAGCACACGTTAAAAACATCACCGCCGGGTGCCGACTTAACTGAAGACGAGTGCAAAGATATTGTTTCACTGTACCGTGAAATGAATAATAAGATCATTGAGCTATGGAGTGATGGGGACAAAGTTATTAAGAGCTTGGCTGACTGGGGTAAAACCAAGCCACATTACTATGGTAAGAACAGATGCTTACAGATCAACTCTGAAGGTGTGTTGTTGCCTAATGGTTTGTATATCCGATACCCTGAGCTTCACTACAACACCGATGAAAGTAAAGGGCAGTACATGTACAAGTCTCGCAAGGGCCCTGTATCGATGTGGGGCGGATCGCTAGTTGAAAACGTAGTCCAAGCCTTAGCGCGGATCATCGTAGGTGAGCAGATGCTAAAGGTTAACGAGAAGTATCGTGTTGTGCTAACGGTGCATGATGCCGCCGTAGTAGTAGTGAAGAAAGAAGAATTAGATACTGCACTAGAATACGTTACGGGGGTAATGTCTACCCCACCCGACTGGGCGACGGGTTTGCCTGTAGCTTGCGAAGCTGGATACGGAGGTAGTTATGGAGAATGCTAATTTGTACGAAGAAGGCGCTATGGACTGCATAAAAGCGTTTCATATGTGGCAACTGAATGTTCCCTTGAATTGCCACGTTGTGCCGTACGATATTTGGAGAGAAGCTTGGATTGCAGCAGAACTAAACATCACGAAACAAGTACAGGAAAATGATTGCCCAACAAGTAAATAAAAGGTAATATGTATAGATAAACTTTAAAGGAAAAGCATGGATTTCACATGGTCGTTCTCGTCCCTCAAGGACTACATCAACTGCCCTCGGCAGTATCGGGAAGTAAAGATACTGAAGAAGTTTACTAAAGAGCCAACTCAGCAGATGACGTACGGTACAGAGGTACATAAGGCGTGTGAAGATTATGTAGGAGAGGGTAAACCCTTAGCTAAAAACTACGAGCGGTTTAAACCCGTGCTCGATTCTTTAATGGAAATACCGGGTACCCGATATCCTGAGTACGAGATGGCGTTGACTAAAGATAAGCAGCCTTGTGATTTTAATGACGAAGGTCGGTGGGTGCGCGGGATTGTAGACTTACTAATTGTAGATGGTGACACAGCGTTTATCGTTGACTACAAAACAGGCAGTAACAAGTACCCTGATGTAAAACAGTTAAAACTAATGGCGCTTATGACGTTCGCGCATTTCCCAGAAGTCCAACACATTAGGGCGGGCTTGTTGTTTATTATGCATAACAGTTTTATAAATGAATCGTACGCAAAAAGTAATACTGACAAACTGTGGGGCAGTTTCCACGGTGACTTAGAAAGATTAAAATTGTCATACGAAACGAATGCTTGGATGCCCAACCCTACCCCGTTGTGCGGATGGTGTCCTGTTACTACGTGTGACCATCATAAGGAAAAGTAATGCCCTATACAAAATCTCCTCGCCCCTACAAGGACGAGTACAAAAAGCAGGTTACTAGAGGCGAACATGATAACCGTATGGAACGCCAACGCGCTAGGCGCGAGATGGACAAAGAAGGTAAAGATGCAAACGGTAACGGTAAGGCTGATGCTAGAGAAGGTAAAGACATCGCTCATGTCAAAGCTCTGTCCAAAGGCGGTTCTAACAAGAACGGAGTCAAGCTAGAGTCAGCAGCTAAGAACCGATCATTTAAGCGTAACTCTAGCGGTGCGCTTGTGTCAGAAATTAGTAAGAAAGAACGTAAGAAATAATAATGTAGCCGTTAGGCATGAGTGGGCTACATGGGGGTTTTAGACTTTTGTTACCCTTTAACCATGTCAGTTGAGCGGTGCCGTCCTTCTCACTCTCTGGTGCGTCAGGCTCAACCGATTTGCCCCCGTAAGGGGCAACAGTTAAAACTAGTTAAGGATAAGTCATGCATATAGTTGAACAAAGTGCGGTTAGATTTAGAATAAGATCAGACCTAGTACCCGTCGTTACAGAGGGACTTGAGAAGTGTGAAGTTTTAGCTGATGATGGCAAGACAGCAGAAATGCTAGTCTATTGGGGCATTAGTGAAATGCAACTACTAGCCAGAATATACAACGACTCTGTTGTCCCTTCTCCGATAGTAAGAGACTACAAATGGCCCGGTTTGTTTACCCCATTTGAGCATCAAAAAACTACTGCTCAATTTCTATCTATACGTGACCGTGCGTTCTGCTTCAATGAAGCAGGTACAGGTAAAACATCGTCTGTAATTTGGGCGGCGGACTACCTCATGACGCAGAAGATTATTAAGCGAGTGCTTGTGATCTGCCCACTATCTATCATGTACTCAGCTTGGCAAGCAGACATATTTAAAACCACTATGCACCGTACCGTGGCTGTAGCTTATGGCGATGCCAACAAGCGCAAGAAAATTATTAATAGTGACTACGAGTTTGTGATTATTAACTTTGACGGTGTAAACATCGTGCAAGAGGACATTGCAAAGAATAGGTTTGATTTGATCGTAGTAGATGAAGCGAACGCATACAAGACTGCTACAACTAAGCGTTGGAAGACGCTTAACAAAATACTCGCGCCAAGTACTAAGCTCTGGATGTTGACCGGTACACCTGCCTCACAGTCTCCTCTGGATGCGTTCGGCATAGCTAAATTAGTTGCGCCTGAGAATGTGCCACGCGCATTCTCAGTATGGCGGGATAAAGTAATGACGCAGATTACTAAGTTCAAGTGGATGCCTAAACCTAATTCCAGAATGGACGTGTTCAATGCGCTTCAACCTGCAATTAGATACACAAAAGCAGAGTGCTTGGATCTACCAGAAGTTATGTATCAGACACGAGAGATACCGTTAACCCCACAGGTAAACAAATACTACAAGGAGCTTAAGCATCAGATGCTAATCCAAGCAGCGGGTGAGCAAATAAGCGCCGTGAATGCAGCGGCTAGCTTGAGTAAGTTACTCCAGATTTCAGGGGGCGCAGTCTACACCGACAAGCACAACGTCATAGAGTTTGATGTTAGCCCACGCCTTAACGCTCTTATGGAAGTACTGGATGAAACAGAACATAAGATAATTATATTTGTACCGTACCGCCACACAATTACTGTTGTAGCGGCCCACTTAACTAAAGAAGGAGTCAGCAATGAAATAATAAACGGAGATGTAGCAGCAAAAGAACGTTCCAATATCATCAACCGATTCCAAACTATGGAGTCACCTAGAGTATTAGTTATCCAACCTCAGTCAGCCTCGCATGGCGTGACCCTAACCGCTGCTAACACCGTGGTTTTCTGGTCGCCCGTTATGAGTGTTGAGACATATCTTCAATGTATTGCGCGTATTGATCGAGTAGGACAAGTTAATAAGATGACTGTCGTACACCTACAAGGATCAGAAGTCGAACGCAAGATGTACGCGATGCTGCAAGGCAAAGTGGATATGCACGAGAAGTTGGTTGATTTATACAAACAGGAGATAGAGGGTTAACCATGAGCACAAATATCGAAGAATTAGTACAGACATACTTGACAATAAGAAATCAACGTGAGACTATCTTACGTGAGTACGATGCAAAAGATGGTGATTTGAAGAAAGATTTACAAGCAGTTGAGCAGCAGCTTTTGTCTGTATGTAATGAGACTAACACCAATGGTTTCAAGACAAATTCAGGCACAGTTACACGCAAGTTAACTGAACGTTTTTATTGTAACGACTGGGACAATTTTAGAAAGTTTGTCCTAGAGCATCAAGCAGTTGAATTGTTGGAACGACGTATCCATCAAGGCAATTTTAAAGAGTTCATCGCCGAGCATGCAGAAGATGGTTTACCGCCCGGCGTGAATATAATGAAAGAGTTTGGTATCACAGTACGTAAACCCACAACGTAAACAGTTAAATTCAGTCAAAGGAAATATTATGAGTAATGATCTCGCAACCCTGTTGTCCAATAACCCCACCCTAGTTAACAACGGTCTCGATGAAGACACCCTTGCTGTAGCAGGTGGTGCAGGGCAAGGTGGTGTTAAGCGTATTTCAATCAAAGGTGGTGTGTTCCGCAAGTACTCTGCTGGCAAAGAAATTGGTGCTATTGAAGACCGCTTTATGAATGTCATTTTTGTGAAGATGGCGCACAAGGCATCACGTATGCTGTATCTCCAAGGATACAAAGAGGGCGAGAAGATTAGCCCTGCTTGTTGGTCTAGTAATTCAGACACCCCTGAACCAGAAGTTAAGAATCCCCCCGCTAAGACTTGTTCGGAGTGCCAGTACAGCACCAAGGGTTCCGGCGATGGTGGTCAAGGTACGAAGTGTAAGTTGTCATGGCGCACCGCTGTTGTATTACCTAATGATCCTAGCGGCGATGTTATGCAGTTGGTACTTCCAGCGATGTCTACTTTCGGTAAAGAAGATAATGGTCGTTGGCCTTTCCGTTCTTACGTGCAGCATTTAGCGTCGCACAACGTCAGCGCAGGGCGCGTTATTACCCGCATGGCGTTTGATACTAAGTCACCTGTACCTAAAGTGATGTTCTCCCCCGCCGGTGCAGTACCTGAAAGTGATTTGAGTATTATTGCAAGTCAGTCTAAGAGTGCAGCCGCAGAGAATGCTATCAAGCTTAACGTGTTCCAAGCTGATAACGCTAGCGAAGGTGACGGCGGTTTTGAAACAGTAGCGGTCGAAGTAGTGGGCGAAGCAATTAGTGAGCCTGTCAAGCGTGAGTCTGTTAAGCAGAGCGAAGGCACACAGCCGTCTGATGTTTCAGACATCGTTAAGAAGTGGTCTAAAAAGGCGTAATTAAAATGGCACGGAGCTACAGCGATAAGTTTTTACAAGAGATGGATAAGGCTGATCCACATAGAGCAGGCGTGGCTTTAGCTAAAGCATGTGTTCGCGCAAACCTACCGGCAAAGTACGTAGCGGTAGTTTTAAATGTCACACGTATGAGCATCTATAGTTGGTTCCGTGGCAAGCCTATTCGTGACAAAAATCAGCAAGCAGCCGAAATGTTTACTTGCCTTATCGAAGGCGATTTAATCAGGGGTAAGTTACCTGCGAAGAACCTAGATGAGGCAAAGAAATATATCGAGTATGTTATTGAGCAGCCGTTGAAGTAATAGTGCACGGGGGGTGCGGCTACCCCCACTCCAACAACAAAGCGTGATTGCTCACGCTTTTTTAAACTCCGCTCAAGAAATGATAAAACAATTATATGAGAAGTTACTGCCACGGCAGGGGGTTTACTGTATAGGTGAGTTAGATAGATCATTGCCCAAGGGCAAGCAAATGCGTCACCATTATGCAGAAACAATCGAAGAATTCCTAGAAAAAATTGAAGGTGTAAAAAACAGAAAACATGATTGCTACGTAGCACCGGGATCTTTTGAAAAATACAAACGCGCTGCGTCAGAGTGCGTATGGCATAAATCATTCTTCATTGACTTTGATGTTAACGCTGAGAAAGCTAAAGACGGTGAAGCATATGCCACTAAAGAACAAGCGGTAGAAGCTTTAGATAAATTTATAGATGACAGCGGACTACCCCCACCCTTGCGGATTAACTCAGGAATTGGGCTACATGCGTACTGGTTGTTTGATGAGGATATTCCTGCTGCCGAATTCTTACCATACGCAAAGAAGTTTAAGTCATTCTGTAAGGACTTATTGCCGATTTTTGATGAAGAGGCAACGCCCGCTGACTTGGCGCGGTTTATGCGTGTTGTGGGTTCGACTAACTACCGCCCCGACCCACCTGCGCTATGTGAGCTTATTACTACAGACTTAGACGAGTATTCGTTCTTAGAGTTTAAGGAGTTTCTTGGTGAGCCAGAGCTAGAGTCTAGCAACGATGTGCTAGCACGCGTATCTAAAGGTCTAAGTGACGAAGACCGCAAGATGCTTGGCATGGACAACTTCAAATATAACTTTGAGAAGATTGCCATACGCAGCGTAGAGGGTGACGGCTGCCCTCAGATAGCTCACTCAATTATTAATCCCAACACAATTAGCCGCAACCTGTGGGCTGGTGTACTTACTATAGCTGTTCGTTGTGATGACGGCGATACAGCAATACACAAGATCTCAGAGGACTACAACAATTATGACCCTGAAGAGACATACAAAGTTGCCCATTCTTTTGATGGGTGCAGGCGCTGCGACTGGTTCGAGAATAACTCCGACGAACCAGACCTCTGTAAAGGATGTTCCTTTAAAGGAAAAATCAGCAGTCCCATACAGCTCGGAAAAGAATTACGAATCGCCGTTGCGCCCGATGAAGAGGACGCAGTTTGGCAAGAGCCGGATACCCAAAAAGTTTCGCAGTTCCCCGCCTCGCTAAGACCTTTTGTACGTGGTGAGAACGGCGGTATCTTTTTTCAGCCACCGCCGACTGTTGATAAGAATGGCGTGAAACACCAAGACGACGCGACTATGTTGTTACCGCACGATTTTTACCCTGTGCGCAGGCTGTACAGTCCGATTGATGGCGAGTGCATGTTGATGCGCTTGGTGTTGCCGCATGATCCGGTGCGTGAGTTTTTACTACCCATCAAGGTAGCCAACGCACCTGAAGAAGTAAAGAAGTTAGTAAGCCAACAAGGTGTTCTGTGTGAAGCTGCACTAGCACCTAAGTTATCCAGTTATGTAACCAAATGGGGGCAGTACATGATTAATACATACAAAGCCGATCTAATGCGTATGCAGATGGGTTGGACAGAAGCCAATGATGCGTTTGTGTTTGGGTCAATCGAAATTACTAAAGACGGTCAAGAGATTGAGTCCCCAGCTTCACCCTATGTCAAGAACATAGCTAAGTTTATTAAGCGAGAGGGGACATATGACATCTGGAGAAAGTCCGCTGACGCACTTAATCAACCGCAGTTTGAGCTACATGCATTCGCATTAATGTGTGGGTTTGGTTCTCCACTCATGCGGTTCACCTCTACATCAGGCGTGACAATTAGTTTGTTTGGTGAGTCAGGCGCTGCGAAGACCGGTGCACTTTACGGCGCACTAAGTATATTTGGTAATCCTAAAGCGCTTAGCGTGTTTGACGCAACTTCTAACGGTATGGTAGGTAGGTACTTGAGCTTGCATAACATTCTATTGGGTGTGGATGAAACCTCGAACGCTGATCCTAAAGTTATGTCACAGCTTACGCACAGTATTTCACATGGCAAAGCTAAGATCAGGATGCAAGCATCAGTCAATGCCGAACGTGAGCACGAGCTAGCAGCATCGCTGATTGCGATACTTACTACTAATCAGCCTATCTACGCTAAGTTTGAATCTATTAAGGCAAGTCCCGATGGGGAAGTAGCTCGGTTGATAGAATTTACTATTAGACAGCCTGACATACTAAAAAAGGAAGTCGGTGGTGGTAAAACAGGGCGGGCAATATTTGATCCCTTTAACCTCAACTACGGGCATGCAGGCCCGATGTTTATCAAGAAATTATTTGAGGTTGGTGATGTGGAAATCCTTGCTCTGATTGATAAATGGCAAGCGCGTTTTGAAGAAGACTTTGGTGATAACTCCGCATATCGTTTCTACAAGAATCTTGTAGGAGTTGTATTTGCAGCCGGTGATGTCGCAAATTCTGCAAACATTATTAACTATGATCTCGAGCGTATTTACAAACGAGTAATCAAAGAGATGATTGATATCCGCGATAAGGTAGTCAAGATTAACGACTTAGATTACCGCTCGATGCTCGGCGACTTTATGAACAAGTACATTCCTAACACACTCGTCATTAACGCAGGCAAAGTTACGATGGAGCCGCGTGGTTCGTTGGTGATACGGATCGAGTCTGATAAAGACCTGACGCAAGTATCCAAGACAGAGCTTAAGAAATATCTAGCTGAAAGGCAGGTAAGTGCTAGGGAGTTTGAGTCTGAGCTTCGCGCACAAGGGGTGCTAGTAGATGTGAAGAAAGGGCGACTAACATCAGGTTGGAAGAGTGCTATAACTAGCGACCCTGCTTATCTGTATTGGTTCAAGACTAAGATACCTGACGCGTTGTTTACAGAATCTGACGATGACGCCTGATAAACTCATAGAACCAGAGTGGCTATTTCCTTTCAGCGGGATGCAAGTTAAGGACAGTTTTTTTATCCCTACCCTGCGCCCTGCTGAAATGATTTTCGCTATAGATAGCGGTGCTAAACGTGCAGGCGTCCGAGTAAAGTGTTTTGTTACTTACATGGACGACTGCATCGGTGTACGAGCTTGGCGCGTTGCCTAGCCCTTACCGTTATACGCCTCGTACGTATCAAGGATATTTCGCTTAATAAGCCTCTGCATCAGGAGGTTTGGTTCAAGCATCTCTTTACGGTCTTTTGGAGTCAGCATATCAGTAGGGGCTGAACGAATCTTCTTAGCTTCAGTCTGTAGTTTGCGTAGATCACCATTGATGAGTTTGTTAAACGAGTCAACCAAAGGCTGATCCATCGGGTTCTTTTGCACATACTTCATGTACTGTTCTGGATTAGATTCTTTAAACCCGTTTAGAATGTTTTGTTTTTTCAACATGTCTTGTTGAAGTTCGGCAAACTGCTTGTTGTCTATGTTGCCTTTAGCGCCGAAGAAAGAGCTAAACAACACACTGTCTGTTTTGGGGTTAAAATCTTTTTCCCCAGAGCCTAACGACTTAAACCCATAGCCTGTTTCAGCTATGCGTGAGAAACCATCGACGTAACTGTTTGTCAGGAAGTATAACGAGTTAGGGCTAATATCTAATGTGCCGTTAGTCAACTCGATAAGGCCTCGTGATGCGTCTTTCCAAATCTCAGGAATTCTATCTCCGCCGGTGTAAGCATCTACTTGCCTGCGGTACGACTCGTTGTAAATGCCCCGCCCGATGCCATCCTTGTTCAACGCGAACTGCACCACAGGACGCGCAAAGCTAGGCATCATTGAATCAATAACGAAGTTAAGTGGGCTTTCCTCAAAGTCCATACGAGAAACTGGTATCGGCACAAACGAATCCAACGCAATGTTGGTGAAGATGTTTTTCAACATATCTCTAGTCGTAGACTTCCCACTAACAGCACCAGCCACCTGCGCCCCGGCAGCAGCAAACGCGCCAAGTCCAAAGCCCCAAGGAACCTGAAACACAACATCTTTAGACCCGCCAAGGTATTTCTGAGAAATGTCATTAGGGATGTGGAACCTAGCGTATCTAGACCATTGGTTCATGTTGTCGTTCAGCACAGAGTTACGGTCAAGGTCGTCCTCTGGTGCCATCATCGCTGCCATCATATACATGCCATAGCCCGCAGACATCAACGTGGTAGCCATAATACGTGCGTTAGTCTTACGCTTGTTAAAGCTCGCTGTAAATTTAGCCACCGCCTGTGGGTTATTTCTAATAGACGGTGGTAGCGCATTAAGAGCGCTATCTAATGATTGGAACGCAGGAGCAATTGCCTCGATCGCACGTACAGCACCTGTAGCAGCGGGCCTAAAGAACATAAACAACGCGCCCATCACTCGCCCATACTCACCTGCAAGCTCAAAGTTAGCTAAGTTCTTAACATACGAAGTGGCACGTTTTTGTGCAGCCGTCTCAGTCATGCCGTCTTTCTTAACAAAGCGCTGTTTGACCACACCGTAGGCAGCAGCACGACTAGTTAATTCAAACATGTTGTTCCAGATATCTACAAGCTTATCAAACTGTTCCTTTGTTGTAATTAACTTATCCTTCACGCCCGGTTGACCAAGCTCTTTGTTTAACTGTTCAAAACGACTCTTTAGCGACAGGCTCTCTGTGTAAGAGATCATGCCACCGTTTGACAAGTACTCAGCAATCTGGCGCACGAACGGATCAGCGTTCTTGTTGTTGAGCAACCGCTTAATCTCACCAATATTGTTTTGTTCAAACAGATAGGCTACCCGCGCGGCTTTCATCAGTCCATTCTGCGAGACCCTAGCACTTACTACACCGATAAACTTAGCTGCTTCAGCAGGGCTCATGTCCGCGCCAAGCACAAACGCGTTCGTCAGTATGTCCCGCACAAAGTTCATCGGCGCAAAGGCGTAGTTATATCGAGTGTGCACTTGACCAAGAAGGCTTGTGACGTTGTTCATCATCTCAACCAACGGCTGTCTATCCTTGTACATGCGCCGGATAGCGTTAAGCATCGTTGGATTTTTGATTGTGATTACATCTACTGAACCATCATCGTTGTAATGAAAAACAGTGTTTTGTTTTTTAGCAAGTGGTAGGTTTGTATCACGATCCTCAAACTTAATCTTTTCTACTTTACCGTAGATATGTTTCTGTAAGACGTTATTCTTTACCGCAAGCGTGTAGTCTTTACGCCCAGCGCGTGCAGCGGCTCGGAACGAATCAGACATAGTACGCAGAAGCGGGTTATCTGATACCTCAAAGCTACCATCAAAGCCTTGCGTACTATCCTGCAAGTCCCCACCTAAACGGTTACTGTCAAAATTTAAACGCTCATCTTGAGTAAGACTTGTCTTAAGGGGTACGTAGTTATTCCAACCGTAGAAGTTAGCGAAGTTGTCAACAGGCTTAGACCAAAATCCAGCTTGTTTGTTTAAGTTAAGCGTGGCTGTGTTAAGCGCACGGCTACTATCTAAAATAGAGTCGATAACCTGTTTAACTTCTGGAGCAAACGCCTCATACTCTTTAGTGACTGCCGCTGCGCTTTGGGGGTTCATACCAGTAACAACGTACTGCTCCGCATCCATATCTACGGATATTGGGCCTTTTATAGGATTACTTGACTCAGACTTTTCACGCAACGGGCTTGACCCTAATGGATCTTTGTACTTACTAACGATGTCTTCTAGTTCTGCACGCAACTGCTGAGCTTGCGCCTTGGTCAGACTCCGTGTTTCTAACATCTTAAGAATCTGTGCGCGTCGGTCAGCAGGGGTAATGTCCTTACCACCTTGCGAGAGCATATAACGCCCATCGTTATTAAGTGGTACGTTGAGCAAATACTTAACTAGGCGACGCTCAGGCTCATGCAACGCTACCATAATTACGTGCAGCTTTTCTAGTGTCTCTTTAGAAGTCCACTTAGTCTTGGCAATGAGATCCGCAACTCCTTTATGTATTCTCTCGGCAAAAGGCGTTACTTGTTCCTTAGCCAGCATTACAGAATTACCAGCCGCTGTAGTATAGGCGGTGTTTAATGTGTTTAAGTTATCGCCTTCATACTGCGCTAGCCCTGCGTTTACTAAATTATCTTCTAGTTTATTAATAGGTTGTTTGGCGTTTTGGTATCTACGGATCATGCCTTGTAGACCACCTTCAAAAAACCCTTTTTTACGTTCTACACCAGCCGTCTTTTCAAGTGAGTATTCTGCAGGTATATTATTAAGAGAAATCGTTGTTGCATACGGGCCTGTGGGTGCTTTCTGTGTTGTAGGCGCTTTCTGCGCTGCGGAGTACGAAACACTTTTACCAACCATACCCTCTGATATTGATGGCACAGATATTAGCTGCATTACATCTTCTAGCGTTTCTTTCAGCGTAACGTTTTTATCCGTGGGTGATAACCCAAGCGCAGACATCACGTTCTTTACAAACTGTTTAAACATACTGTCTTTAGTGACAGCTTTGTATTGCTTACCTTCTACGTCTAAACGTTTTAACGCTGTTTGAAATTCAGGATTGGAGAAAGCCTCAGCAATAAATTCTTTAATAGTAGGAATATTAAATTCTTTGCCTAGCGCGTTCTTTGCTCTTACAAAATTTAATCTTAATCTATTGAGCGCAGCTTTGGCTTCAGCACGGGATTCTGGATCTAAACTATTTAAGTAGGCATCACGATTGTCTATTACATGGTCGGTGTAGTAATGCAGTATTTCATGCAATATAACTTCGGCTAAATTTCGTTTACCCGTGTACTTACCGCCTGCCCCAGAAAGAATAATTCGATTTTCGTCTGGTATAAACATACCGTCGTTGCCATCTGGCACTTTACCAAATGAAATACGTTTAGCTGTTGGGTCGTTGATACCCAAGTGTTTAAGTACTTTTATTAAGTTACGTGCAATAGCGCCAACGTTAGTCTCTTTGTTTTTAAAGATTTCTTCCAGTACGCTTTTGATATCCCCCGAATCGTTAATAGCAGACAGAATACGCTTTTCTATAAGCGTCAAAGGCTTTTCTTTTGTGGCTTCTATTTCGGCAACTACGTCCGCGTCTATGTCCGCGTCTAATTCAGTCTCGGTTTCAGTTTTAGCTTCCGTTCCTGTTTTAGATTCTGTTTCTGTTTTAGCCTCTTCAGCCGCAGCAAACTGCTCAGCCTCAGCGCGTTCTTCAGCCTCAATTTGTTCGTCTGACTTAGCAGCGTCGGCTACCTGCTGTTCAACATCAGCAATTGCCTGTGCTTTCTGTTTTTTGGTTTGCTTTTCTTGTTTTTCTTTCTGCTTACGTTGGTCGCTTTCCGTAGTTTCGCGGCGTCCAGTCCCTTCTCCTTTTACAGTAAGTTTAAATATGCGGTCTAATTCAGCGTCATATTTAGCGCGTTGTTCAGGAGTAAGAGACGCAGTAAACGCCGCGCGGTTAGCAGCAGCTTGCAATCGGGCATCACCACCCGATACAAATTTATTGCGTGTACCGATATTTTCACGGTACAGATTTAACAGATTGTCAAACGACATGAATTCAAGCGGACGTTCAGGTTTAAACGTCTTCGTACCCCTAGCTTTGTTTTCAACCGCAGCTAATCTTCTTAATATGTTATTTATTTTTGTAGTGTTAACTGAATCAAGCATATCAAACGCTTGATCAGTAGCGGCGGCGTATACACCCTTTTCTACAGTAAGTGGCGCTTTTTCTGCATATAAACCATTTTGATTTAAATAGTTGCTAGCTGATGGCTCAGATGTTGGTGTATACCCGGTTACAAACTTAATGGGCATACCAATTTTACTTCTAGTTAACATTTCTGTATCAATTACAGGTGTAGCTTCGGGTACAACTTCAACTTTATCCTGCGCAATACCTTGTTCTAACGTAGCACGCTCAGCGTCTGCAGTCTCGGCTTCAGTTTTTTGTGTTACTACAGGCGCAAAACCTTGTTCTATAGTCGTTGGTAATGCCCCCGGTACGGGTAATCCAGTAGGTGCTACTGCTCCGGGTTCAACTCTCGCTGTGCTTTCAACCTGCCCGCTAGTATTTCCAGCGATATCCACTCCAGTTCCGTCAACTCCTCCAACTCCTGCGGGGGATATGGCTCCGGGCTGCCCAGAAACTGTAGGGCTAACTCCAGCTCCTGTAACGATAGGCGCACTAGTACCATCTTGTTCTCCTTGACCAGCAATAATAGTACCGTCAGGCATAATCGTACCGGGGGCGGGAGCAGGTGCTCCTGCAATAATAGTACCGTCAGGCATAATCGTACCGGGGGCGGGAGCAATAGTCCCATCAATCTCATCTTCTGTTGCAGCCGCTCTAACTGTAGCCGGTGCTAGCTCAGCATCTAGCGCAGCTTGTTCTTCAGGAGTAAGCCCAGTATCAGTAGTAGACTGTGTTGTGTCCGTGCCTTGTTCTTGTTGTGTCTTTAACTGTTCTTGTTGTGTTTGTCGATCTAATCTACCTCTTGCTAACACACGATTAATTGGGCCTGCACCTGCACCAAGGGGGCCAGCAACTTTAACTGTCTCGTATATAGTATTCTTATAGTCTTCAAACGCATCGTCTGAAGTCAGGTCTTCACCCGCTTGTGCACGGGTCACAATATTCTGTGCTAACTCAACAGGTAGTTCCGCAACTACGGCACGCCCCGCACCTTTGGCAGACGCAGCAAGTAAAGACTGTTTAGCAGCTTTGACAAGAGCTTCTTTAGCCTCGTCGCCTACTTTAGCGCCAATGATCCCACCGATAATCTTCTTGCCGAACGACAGTACAGCACCGCCAATCTCAGCGCTAGACTGCAACACCGCCGACGCGCCTGCCTTAGCGCGATCTAAGTCGGGTTTCTCACCACGTTCTTCTTGTGCGCGTAACTGCGCTGCTAAGTTCTCTTCATAGAAAGGCATAATCTGAGATAGGATCGCGCCAAGTCCAGCACCGATAGCAGTCCCACTAGCTGTACCAATACCGGGCAAGACCGCCGTACCTACCATAGCCCCGATTCTAGCTCCACCGGCTATAGACGCAAATGTACCGGCTTGACCTGCAAGAGCAGTTGGGACTTGTGAAAGAAATTCTTTACCAGCAGCTAAGTAGTTGCCTTCACCGTATGCCTGTTTAAACTCTTCTAGACCACGGGTCTGACCATACTCTTTAACGAGGTCTTCTTGGCGCTTCATGCCCTCACGGACAGCAGTTTCCGTATCGCCAGTTAATGTGCCGACACC